TACTCGTACCACCTGCCTTCGAGTTCGAGCGCGATCCGGCTGTAGAAGACGCCGTTCGACTTCTGGACCCCCGCGTCGAACCCTTCCGGGAGCGAGACGAAGAAGGCATCGGCGGGATACGCGTCCAGGTCCGCCGCGAAGAAGAACGGCAGGAGTTTCGTCGCGTGTCCGGTCAGGAATGGGATGTATATATCGTCGACCCAAGCGACCGGCACGTTCGTCCACGACGGGGTGATCTGCACGGTCCGGTACATGAGATTGATGCCGAGCGTGATCGCCGCCTTCGAACGGTTCGATTCGGACTTCGCTGCCAGACGGTACGGCGTGAATGGAGTTTCCGGGGGGTACGGGAACTCGATCCGCGCTCCCAGGACGCACACCGCGATCACCGGGACTATGGATGGGGTGACGATCTTCACGCGCCAATAAGGGGCGGAGGCGGAGGCGAACGTCTTGAGGATCGGCCTGTCGTCGCTCGGAGTGAACCCGGCCAGCCGTTCTGTCCAATCGATGTCGTTTGCGGACGACTCCACCGAGACCGTGGCTCCCGCCGAGCCGAGGTTGTGCGATGCGATCCCGAGCGCGTTCGCGGATTTGGAACTCCCGCAAGGAACACGCAGGTACTTCGTCCCGGCGGAGGCCGCCACCCATTCCGTATACTCGCGCAGGTCGCGGATGAACAGGACGTCGTATCCCGCGGCCGTGTCTGTGGCCGTCGGCGTCCCGTCGAGAAAACGGTTGTCTGCGAGGATCAGAGGGCGCATTTATGTCTCCGCCACCAAGACTTGATGGCCGCCCACCAGGTTCATTTCACGACGTCGTCGACCACGGTGATCGTGGCTTTCAGCGCGGTGTTTCTTTCCGCGCCATTGCTCAATTCGATCTCCCCCTCCATCTCCCCGAGTACGACGTTTTCCGCCGCCGTCACGTCGACGTATCCCGTGCCGATCGTGGCGTTGATCCACACCGCGTTTTTCGTCGACACCACGTACGCCCCGCTGACCTTCTTCCTCATCGCGAATCTCGGCGTCCATCCCGTGCGGTCCGCCCCGAGGTTGAACGTCAGGCGGAAGGAATCGCCGCGGACCACGGCGAGCGACTGCGCGGAGAGCGCGTACGCCTGCGTCACGGTCCCGGCGAGGGGGGGGAGGATGACGGCGGACATGTCCGCGGACACCAACTGCTGCCCGCTTCCCCACTCCACCAGCCGCCCGTTCCTTCCGATGAGAAACTCCGCGAACGCGCCCGCCTTGATATCGGGGATCTCGATCTCCAGCGTATAAGGCTCGTAATTGTCCGAACAGTTCACGATGACGGTCAGCTTCCCACCGGTGATCGCCGCGCCCGCCGAGGCGTCTACGATCAAATAGAGGACCTTGTACCAGGCGGTGCCGCCGACCCACCCCACGTCTTGTGTCCACACGCCATTCCCATCGAGGACCCCAAGCGGGGAGTTCGTGTTGCCGTCCAGCGTCGAAAGCGTATTGAGGGAGATCGTGCTCCCTGCCCCTATGACTCCATCGAACGACACGTCGAGCGGAGGACTCCCGACGGAACCGTTCCAGTTGCAAGCCGACAGATACTGCGGGAACAGCCAGCGGGCCTGTCGTGCGCCAGCGAAGCCGCCCGCCGGGATAATTCCTTCGACAATCGCCTGAATCGCAGCGAGGTCTTCCGCATCGAGCGTCGCCATGTCATTTCACCCCCGCTTCCTCGGCCTTGTTCAGATACGGCAGTAGTGTCCGTGCGAACTGGTCGTGATCCACGACGTCCCCGTAGATGTGGAAGTTGATGATCGGTTGAGCGGACTCCTTCTCCTCCTTGGCAGGTGCCGCCGCGGGCAATGCGGGGAGAGCGGAAGAGCCGGAAGATGAAGGAACCCCTCCGCCGCCCCCTCCCATGCTCGCGCCGCCTCCTCCGCCAGCCATCTGCCCGATGGCGGTGGCGGCTATGAGGCCCGCGTTGATATACCCGATCGTCATCCACTTTGAGAACGCTGCGGCGGCGAGTGCGGGCCCGACGATGGGGGTTGGAGCGAGAGCCGCGGCCGCACCGATCGCGGCCATGTGCGCCTGAACGATCGCCATCGCTACCGCCACTCCCTTGGAAACGATGAACATCGCCTTGGCGTTGCTGCCCGAGAAGGCGAGAAGGGCGTTTGCGGTTCCCATAACGATGTTCATGTACGCCATCGCCTGGGACGCCTTCTGCTGCTGGATCATCTGGTCGTATTGCACGTCGTACTGGCGGTAGGCGTTCCGGATCGCAGCCAACTGCGATTCGGTCCGTTCGGTGATCGCGGCCTCTTCCAACCCCTGCTTACGGAGCCGTTCGAGGTCGGCCTGGTACCTCTCCTCCATCGCCATGACTTTCAAGTCCTGCGCGGCAGCCCAACGGTCGAAATCCCGCCGGTAGGGATCGGTTCCAAGGTCCATGGAGAACAAGCTTGCGAATCCCTGTTCCGCCTCGGCTCCGGAGAACGCCGCCTGGCCCAGACGGTCCGCATTGGCCTTAAGCATGTCCGACTGCTGTCTCACCAGGTCGGTGATCTGCCGCTCCAGCTCCACCCTGCGCATATCTAGCTCGTAGATCTCGACGCGTTTGGAGCTGTTGATCTTCTCCTGGATGAGCGCCCGTTCCGCCGTGAGCGCCGTGAGCTCGGCCTGCGTCCCCGCGAATTCCCCGTCCCAGGTGAGCTCCAGCTCCTTCAGGTTGAGCCGCTTTACCTGCATCTCCAGAGATGCGCGCTCCGCCGCGGCCCGCGCCCGGATCGCGTCGCTCTCCGGAGCGCTCCAGGCCTTCAGCGCCAGATCGGTCATCTTCTGGGATTCGGCTAAGCGCTGCTCCTCCAGGTTCAGCTCGGCATTGCCTCGCGCAACGGACAAATCCAGCCGTTCCTGCTGCGTCTTTCTGTGGATCTCCAGCTCGGCATCCGCGAACTTCGCCTCGCGGTCGTAGTCCACCTTGTCGTACTCCGCGGAGTAGGCGGCATTGAGGGCGTCGTAGTGCTTCTGGTCGGCGCTCAACTTGTCCAGGACCCGTTCCTGCTCGTCGTACCAGTGGTTGAGCTGCAGAAGCTTCTGATCGATCTCCGCGGTTTCCGCGACCTCTTTCCTCTCCCGGTACCCCCGATCGAGGTCCTCGAGCCGTTTCAGCCGTTCGCTGTACCCGGTATCGGCGGGAGGCGTGATCCCCGGCGCCTGGACGGTCAGCATCTTCACCCGCTCCTCGGCGTCGTTCTTCCACCGCTGTGCCTTGTCGAGGTTGGCGGCGTTGATGGCGTCGTCGAAGGGGTTGAAGGAGGGGCCTTGCGCGAGCACTTCCTGCTGCCGCTGGATGTAGCGAGTCAGCTCGTCGATGTACGCCTTCTGCTTCGCCAGCTCCTGCGCCCTCTGCTCGGCGTTCAGCGCGACGACCGACGCCCGGTATTGATCCAGGGCGAGGCGTGCTTCCGTCGTGCTCTGCCCCAGGCGGATCCACAGGTAGGCCAGCCCGCCGACGGCCGCGATGATCCAGGTGAGCGGGTTCATCAGGAGGTTTAATCCGGAGAAGAGAAGGTACCTGGCTGCCTGTCCGGCGCTGATGAAATTCACGGCGAGCTCCGCCGCAGCCGCCGCCGCGGATATAAAATACCCCGCCGCGAAGACCCCGGCGGTGAGGGCCGCCGCCTTGATCGCGGTCGAGTGCTCCTGGGCAACTTGAATTCCCCAGGTCAGCCCATGGGCCAGGGGGACTACGCCCTGGAGGAGAAAGTTCCCGACCTGAAGCTTGGCGGCGGCGACGGTATTCCCGTATCGCTCCAGCTTGTCCGCGTCCGAGTCGGTTAACCCTACCCCATCCTGCTTGAGCTGGTTGGACCGCTCGAGCACGAGGTTGAATAGCGCCTGGCGCCGCTCCGCCTCGCTCATCATCCCCGCCAGCTCGCCGTACCGGTCCCGAAGATCGATCGCCCCGGCGGACCCCTCCATCGCCCGCTCGCGTCCCACGGCCACCGCCGCCGAGAGTTCCCGGAATGAATCCGCGGCGGTTTTTCCCGTGACGTTGGACAGTGTCTCCGCCGCCTCGGCCAGTTGGTAGATCTGATCGGGGTTCAAGTTCTTGGCGAGGCCCTGCGCGGCCACTTCGGCGGCCGCCGCCTGCCCGATGAGTCCGCCGGAGACCTGGGAGATCCGGTTCGTGATCTGGTCCGCCGTCGTCCCATAGCGTGCGGCGAGGGCGTTTAAGGACGCGATTTGCTCGCTCACGCCGGCGGCGTTCTGCGCGAGGGCCCAGCCGGCCTGAATGGTCCTCAAGCCCCCGTAGATCGCCGCTGAGGCCGCCAGCCAGTGGCTTCTCAGCTGGTCGAACGTGGACCGGGAGCCCTCCCCAAGCCTGGAGACGGATTTCCCCACGTCGCCAATCTGCTTCACGGCGATCGAGCCGTCCGCCCGGATCTGGATGCCTAATACCACCTCGTTCGGCATGCGTTTAAGGCCTCATTGAGGCGACTTTAACCATCGCCTGATCCCGGTACGTCTCGAGTTCGTCCCGCAACTCCGCAAGCGAGAGCCATTCGTCGATCGACAGATCGTCGATGCCGAAGGAGACCCCTCCCCGTTGTAGCCGGTACAGGAACCAGATATGGCTGAACCACCGGGAGGCGACGTACGACTCCCTGCGCTCGCACGCGGCGCACAGCGCCGGCAGGTCGTTCGGGCCGCACCCTTTGGCGCACTCGGCTTTTACGGCATCCGTGCAGTTCTCACGGAGGCGCGTCAGCTCAAGGCCAAAGGGACTGCGCTCTCGGCCTCTTCCTCCTCGCCGACGAGGATGTCCGCCGAGCTCTGCTCCGGCCGCACGCCCTCGAAGACCAGGCGCCCGAGGGTGATGACGATATCGGAGGCCGTCTCGGACAGGAGCTCCTTCCAGTCCTCCCGGTAGTTCGGGTGAGCCGGATCCGCGGAAATGGGAACCCCGTCGTATCCGAAGGCTCCCTCGTCGAATCCGGTGATGACCTCCAGGCCGTATTTCAGCGCCGGGTCGAAGGAGTCCACCATGACCTTGTTCCCCTTGCGGCGCAGCGACTCCTTGTGAAATCCCTTCACCTGCGAAGTCGTGGGCGTTGCGTAGAAGAGCCCGATCTTGCTCCCGCCCTGGAGGTCCAAAAGGACTACCCTGTTCCTGTCGGTCTTTTTCAGGTCGCGCATGTTGCCTCCCGAATCAGCTGAAGGTGATGGTCAGTTCGTTGTTCCCCGCGGACAACGTCGGATACGCCCCGAAGGCGAGCTGGTAGATCCGCTCCTTCTCCCGGCCGCCGTACTTGGGAGCATCGGTCAAGGTGCAGTTGGGCAGGGCGACGACCACCTTGTTCCCCACGGCGGATCCGAACTGCGCGGTGATCGCCCCGGCGGTGGAGGCGTCCCAGGCCGACCAGGGGTTGTAGGTGGCAAGCGGCACCACCCGGGGATCGCAGGAGCCCTTGACGGACCGGTCGTTGATGAAGTACCGCCGGATCCCGGAGGCCGAGTTGGCGTCGACCCGTTTCCCGATCTCATTGCCCAGGTCCACCTCGAAGTTCTCGATGGCGCCTGCGTACCCGTTGATCGAAAACAGCGCGGAGAGGAACCGCGACGGGATGGCCGCGTCGCCGAAGGTCGCCGCGGGTGTGGCCTGGTCGGAGGCGTGGCCGCCGGCGTAGATCCCGGTGAACTCGAGCTGGAGCTTGCCGTACTCCCCGCTTTTTACCGAGAGCTTGACGGTGCCCACACACCCGAGAGCCTTATGGAGGATCCCGTCGGCGTACCAGTACAGGGTGACCGACTCGCCGTCCTCCGTGCTGGTCAGGGAATAGACGACCGAGACCCCGGCGTTGACCGTTTCCGGCATGTTGCAGGCTCGCAGCAACCGGCCGATCCGCGGGATGGCGTCCACCGCTCCGCCGGCGCCGCGCATTTCCACGGGGATGGAGAGCTTGATCGCCTCCCCCACGTTGGCGGGGGAGAGCTTCCCGAAGTGGGGAAGCACCACGTCCCGCTCGAGCGACTTCCCCACGATTTCGTAGGAGACCGCCCCGGTGAGGATGGCGTCCGTCGCGGCCACCGGCACGGGATCCACTCCGTAGGCCGCCTCGATCTTTGCCAGGACGAGAGACTTCCGTTCAAGAGACATGCGAGTCCTCCTTGGGTACCGCCGCCGCTTCCGGCGGGGATGCGATTGCCGCCTTGAGCCGTTCCCGCTCCCTCATCGCGGGGTCGTCCATGTTCGGACGGCGCACGCCGTCCGTTCCCACGACGAACGATCCCGGCTCATCCGCGGGGCCCTGCCGCGGATCAGGGCTCTGCATAGGGGTCGTCTTCCTTGTGCCGGTACTCGATCTCGATGCCAACGCGCACACCTCCCGTGGGATCGTTCGTCTCGCCCGTGAAGGTCTCGTTCCCGCCCTCTTCCGTGTCCACGGCCAGGCCGCCCCGGGTGCGGTCGGCAAGGACCGCCTTGACCACCGCTCCCATCGCCTGGTTGCAAAGGGTCGCCTGAGTCCGCAAGTCCAGCACCGTGATCTCCAGGACCAGGGAGAGGTAGCAGGTGACCAGCCCCGCTGGGCCCGACTCCTTTTTTTCCTTGACCTCCCAGACGTTGACCGCGGGCAGCTCGTGCTGCTGGTGCTTCGTGCGCCGCGCGCGGTCCACGGCGCCGATATCGATTTCGTACCCCGAGGCTTTGCGTACACCCCGGATCGCCGTCACCAGGTCCTGAACGACACGCTCGCGGATAGGGTCGGCCACGTCAGAACCCGTCGAGGGTGGACTTGGGGAAGGCCCTGTCCGCGGAGCGGATAGCGACGACATCCGTCTCCGCTTGAGGCGCGGGCTGCAACGTCGGATCGATCGCCAGCGACACCTTGCCTTCCGCGATCCCTTTCAGCAGAGTCACCGCGTCCTTGTACCGATCCCGGATCTGGTCGGGGGCAACGTCGTCGTAGAGGAGGTAACGCGCGATGTCGCAGGCAAGGCGCGTGAGAAGCTCCGGCACGCTCCCCAGGGGAAGCGTGTACCGGGAGGCCAGGTACCCGTTGATCTCGGCCTCCGCGTCGGCGATCGCCCGGGAGACGACGGCCGCATCGATCTGCCCCGTAGGGGGAGAGGCGCGATCGGTCAGCCGGACGAGCTCGGCCTCTCCGAATCGCTGCTCGAGATCCGCCTGGACGGCGTACGCCATCGGTCAGGCGTTCCCGTCGCCTTGCCCGTCGCCTCCGGCCCCCTTTGCGGCCTTCTTCGGCTCGATGATCCCGGCGGAAAGAAGGGGCTCGACCACGTCGGTGCGCTTGTCGTCGATGTCCACGGTCTTGCCCGGCTCGTACCGCTTCCCGTCGAACTTCAGGGGAGACTTCACGATGAACTTCGCCATGCCCGCTCCTTTCAAGGTTATGCGGCGGCTTCCCTCCGAAGAACGAGAAGCCGCCGCCTTGGGGTGTACCGCGCCTACGCCACCGCGGTTTCGATGAAGTAGCCCAGGTCGCTGGCGGTCACGAGCTCCTTCACGGACTCGCCCACGCGCACGTTCTTGCCGCCGCGCAGGCCGATGTTGGGATCGGGGATCGACCCGGAGACGCGGGTGCCGAACTCGGCGGTGTAGCCGAAGGTCGTCCCGCGCTGCGTGTCGGCCAGCTTGTCGCGGTAGATGAGCGAGCAGTGCTTGCCCCACACGCGGGCGTAGACGGCCGCCTGGCCCTTCTTCGCCGTGTTGAGCCATCCCTCGCCGACATGGATCTGGTCGAGTTCGAACAGCTCGGCCACCGCCTGGCGGGAGACGATCCCCGCGTCGGCGGCGGTGCCGCGCACCGCCTTGATCATCTTGGGGTGCATGACGAGCTTGGTGAACGCCGCGCGTCCGATCACCATGATGTTGGGCCGCATGATGCAGGCGTCCAGGCCCACCATGATGTCGTCGATCGGATCGGAGTTGACGAAATCCGACCACTGGTCGATGCCGGCCAGCGCGACGCGGTTGGCCGCCGCGTAGGTGGCCTGGGCGAACACCAGGGCGGCGGTGCGCACCTCACGTCCCAGCGCGATCAGGTTGGTCAGCCCCTCGACGGCGCGTCCCACGGGGTCGTAGCCCGGGGGGGCGTTCTTGATGTCGTCGTCGGGGATCGGGTCATCGAGCCCGTAATCCTGGGTGGCCGAATCGGTCTTGACACCGCTGAACTCGACCTTCGTCGGCGGGCTCTTGCGGCCGACCTTCGTGTCGGGGACGGTGAACCCCTCCGCCTTGGTCTGCAGCATGTACGAGAACTGCTCCTTCCCCACGGGGACACGGGGCAGAACGTCGTCGGCGATGAGCTTGGGATTCCGATAGGCGATGGCGATCGCCGTGAGCTCGGGGATGATCGGGAACGGTGCGGGCATGGGCTTTTATCCTCCTTGGGTGAATGGGGTTGGCAACGTTTGAGGCGCTTACGCGCCCTGCATCACGCCCGGGGCGATGTTGCAGCTTCCGATGTCGGAGGCGGCCCCCGCCACCACGGCGAAGCCGATGATCCGGTTGTTGACGCCGACGGCCGGCGCGGCGACCACGGCCTTGCCATTCGCGTCGGAGGTGAGCGGATCGCCGACGGCGACGTTGCCGCCGTATTCCACCTCGACGGGGCCGGCCAGATGCACCTCGCAGCGCGCGCCGTTCGCGGCGCCCAGGTTGTCCGAGATGCCCATCAGCTTGTCGGTAGCCGCGGCGCCCTGGACGACCGTGTTGTCGTCGGACTGCTTGACGATGCGGTACGCGGCCACGGCCGCCCCCGCGACGAGACTCTTGGTCAGCAACGGGTTGTGCATGTGCCCTCCTCCTTGGCGTGTGGTGCGGGGATCCCCGCGTTATTTGCCCTTTGTGACGGCCGCCACGGCCGCCGTGACGGTGATCGTCCGGCCCGCCTTGGACTCGCTGTCCTGAAACTCGATCGCCGCCGCGGCGATCGCCTTGGGATCGGTCAGGTCGATCGTGTTGCCGGGGGCGGTTCGCTTGTTCGCCAATTCGTCAAATACGACGACCTTGGGAAGCGCGGTCAGGAAATCCTTGAACTGGTCGACCGGCTGGCTGCCGTCGGAAAACGCCGCCACGCCGGACATGGCCTCCAGGAGCTTCAGGCACGTGTCCTTCATCGCGGGGGTGACGTTTCCCCACGCGATGCGCTCGTTCAGGAACTGCTCGAACTCCATGCGGCGCATCTGGCAGCGCAGCCGCTCGAGCTCGCCTTCGGCCTTCACCCGGTCGGCGTCCACCTCGGCGAACCGGGCCACCTGGGTGGTCAGCTCCGACACGCGCGCCGAGAGCTGCGCGACCTGGTCGTTCCCGTCGGCGGGGGCCGCGGGCGGCGCCGGTGCGACGGGCGGATCGACGGCCGCGTCGATCATCTCGAACTCGAAGGTGTCGGTCTCCCCGTCCTTGAACGTGATCTGCGGCAGGTCCTTGATCTGGGGCGGCGTCGCTCCCAGAAAGGTCACGGCCTTGAGGTACGGTGCTCGGCCCTCGAGCCGCCGGAACAGCTCGATCGATACCTTCCGGTACCGGCCCACATCCACCGACTCCTTGAACTCCGGCGCCACGTCCCGGAAGGCCACCTGCAGATCGTCCCCGACCGCCCGGGCCTCCTCGATCCAGCCGAACGCCGGGCCACTCTTCGCGTGGTCGATCGTGATCGGCGCCTCGGAAAAGGACGGATCGTAGTGCTTGGCGACCGCCTCGACGGCCGACCGCGGGAACTCCCCTTGCGGGTATTTGCCGGCTCGGAACACCGTGAAGAACCGTTTCGTCATCTGCCTCTACCTCCCGTGTTTTCCGGCGCTTGGCGATCAAAAACCGATCCAGTTACCCGGCACCATGCACAACTCGTTGTCCATAATCAAGTCCACCGTGGACTGGATTATGGACAACGCATCGTGTAGGGGTTATCGGCAATGCCCATCTTCCGGAGGTCCCGCATGGCCGAAGGCGCGCTGTTCATCGAGCTGATCAAGTACGCAGGATTCCCGGCGATCATCTTCGCCGTCTGGTTCATCTACCACCGCAGCCAGTCGCTGGCATGGAGCGAGCAGACGAAGCTCCACTTCGAGACCTTCTCGTTGATCACCAAGGAGCGCGACGTTCGGGACGAGCGCAACTACGAGATCCTGAAGGAAATGCTCGAAGTCTCCCGCTACCAGTCGACGATCCTCGCCCGGATGGACTCCAAGATCGACACGAATCAGTACTGCCCGATCGTCCGGCAAAACACCCACGCATAGAAAAGGAGCCCGCACCCCATGCGCACGGAGATTCTGGCCGCCAAGGGACTGCTCGCCGAGCAGCGCCGCAAGACGATCGACCTGGACATCGAGGCGAAGGGCCTGATCACCCACATCCGCAGCGTGCTGTCCCCGTACGAGGAGGACGTAACGGTCCTTCGCGTGGAGGAGGCTGCCTCTTCCGTGAGACGCCTCTTAGAGATCGTCGGCCAGATGAAGGAGATCAAGGGCAAGATCGCAAAGCTCGAGGCCGACCTGGGACGGGAGGCCTGAAGATATGGCCAAGAAGGCGATGTATTCCGAGGAAGCCGAACGCCGCTACGTCGTCGACCAGATGACGATCGCCGAGATCGCATCGCGCCTCTCCCTCTCCGAAAAGACCGTGTGGACCTGGAAGGAAGAGGGAGAGTGGGACAAGAAACGCCGCCAGCACCTCGAGCAAAAGGAGGCGTTCCACCAGGAGCTCTACGCGTTCGCCCGGGCCTTGCTCCGCGGGATCACGGAGGACATGGCCGCGGGAGAGAAGGTCGATACGGGAAGGCTCTACACGCTGACCCGCCTGCTCCCCATGCTCGTTAAGGTCAAGGACTTCGAGGACGCGATCAAGACGGCCGAGCCCAAGGAGGGCAAGGCCCGGATCACCGAGGACGTCGTCAAGTTGATCGAGCGCGAGGTGCTGGGACTTGGGGAGTGAGAGTAAATATTTCCTGCCATACCAGGTGCGATGGCTGCAGGACGACTCCCCGGTAAAGATCTGGGAGAAGAGCCGCCGTATCGGGGCCACGTACGTCCAGAGCTACGAGGACGTGCGCGACTGCGTGCGCAAGAAGGTCCCGGCGGTGTGGTTCTCCTCGGCCGACGAATCAGCGGCCCGGGAATACATCGCCTACTGCGAGAAGTGGATCCGGATGTTCCACATGGCCGCGGAGAGCTTGGGCCTGGTGGTGATCGACGACGAGAAGGACATCAAGGCGTTCGTCATCAAGCTTTCCAACGGGACCAGGATCCACGCGCTTTCTTCCAACCCCAAGGCGTTCCGGTCCAAGGGCGGCAAGGTCGTCCTGGACGAATTCGGATTCCACGACGATCCTGCGAAACTGTGGGCGGCGGCCCGGCCGGTCATCACCTGGGGCTTTCCGCTGCGCATCCTTTCCACCCACAACGGGAAGACGAGCCTGTTCTTCAAGTTCATCGACCGGATCAAGAAAGGCCGCCTGGCCTGGTCGCTCCATTCCACGCCGCTCGAGACGGCCGTCGCGGAAGGGCTGGTCGACAAGATTCTGGGCCGCCAGGCGTCCGCGGAAGAACGGCAAGCCTGGTACGACGAGGTCCACGAGTCGTGCGCCGACGACGATACGTGGAACCAGGAGTTCCGGTGCATCGCGGTCGACGCGGCCACGGCGTTCCTCACCTACGACCTGATCGGCTCCTGCGAGATGGACGATTGCCTCTCCGACCTGGACGGCGTCACGGGAGACCTCTTCGTCGGCGTGGATATCGGCCGAAGGAAGGACCTGACCTGCTTCTGGGTGTTGGAAAAACTGGGACGGGTCAAGTACACCCGGAAGGTCCAGATCCTTGAGCGAACGCCTTTCCGGATTCAACGGGAAGCGCTGTTCCCGATCCTGGCGCACAAGAATATGCGGCGCGCCTGCATCGATTCGACCGGCCTCGGAATGCAGCTCGCCGAGGAGGCCCAGGAGGAGTTCGGGAAGTACAAGGTCGAGGCGGTCACGTTCAACGCGACGACCAAGGAGGAGATGGCCTACGCGGTGCGCACGCAGTTCGAGGACAAAGGCATCGTGATCCCCCCCGACTACGCGATCCGCGAGGACCTCCACTCGGTGAAAAAGATCACCACGTCTGCGGGAAACATACGGTTCGACGTGGCGGCCTCGGAGAACAAGGATTCCCACGCGGACCGTTTCTGGGCGCTCGGGCTGGCCAACCACGCCGACACCCGGGAGGCCGGCCCGCTGACGGTGGCCACCGCCGGGAAGCGCGCATCGAGGGAGCTTTCGTTCGGATATTAATCGGATATTAACGCCCTTTCAAAAGGGGACGGAAAAGCCATGGCAAAAGGCATCTGGATCAACGAGCGGGATTTCGTATCGTTTTCCGCGAAAGGCAATTCCCTCTTCCAGCAGATCGCCACACGGAACGGGGCGATCGACTTCTACTCCCTGGGGATGTACCTGCCCGATCCGGATCCGGTCCTGCGGAAGATGGGCAAGGACCAGAAGGTCTACCGGGAGCTGACGACGGACGCCCGCGTGGGGGCAAACATCGCCAGCCGCAAGGCAGGGGTACTCTCGATGGAGTGGGGGATCGACCGGGGAAAGGCCAAGTCCCGGGAGGCCAAGACCGTCGAGGGCCTCTTCAAGCGGCTCAAGATCAACCGGATCCTCTCAGGGATCCTGGACGCCGCCTTCTTCGGGTATCAGCCGCTCGAGGTCCTCTGGGAGAACGCCGACGGCCTGATCCTGCCCAGGGACGTGATCGCCAAGCCCAGGGAGTGGTTCGTCTTTTCCAACGACAACGAGCTGCTCCTGCGCACGAAGGAGCATCCCAACGGCGGCCCGGTGCCGGAGAAGAAGTTCCTGTGCCCCGTCTACAACGGCTCCTACGAGAACCCGTACGGGGAGCGCACGCTCTCCAGGTGTTTCTGGCCGGTGACCTTCAAGAAGGGGGGGCTCAAGTTCTGGGTGAATTTCGTCGAGCGGTTCGGCACACCCTGGGTCGTCGGAAAGCTCCCCCGCGGAACAGACAAGGCGAAGATCAACGACCTGGCGGATCTGCTCGAGTCGATGATCACCGACGCCGTCGCGGTGATCCCCGACGATTCCTCCGTGGACATCATCGAGGCGGCCGGAAAGACCGCTTCGTCGGACCTGCACCGGGCGCTGGTGGAATGGTGCAACTCGGAAATCTCCACGGCGATCCTTGGTCACGCGGGCGCCTCGGAATCCACGCCGGGCAAGCTCGGCGGCGAGATCACCGCCGGCGACGTGAAACAGGAGCTCGTCGACGCCGACGCGAACATGGCGATCGAAGCATTGAACGTCTTGATCGGCTGGATCCACGAGATGAACTTCGGCGGGTCCGAGCCCCCGGCCTTTTCCATGTGGCAGGAGGAGGATGTAGATCTCGACCTGTCCACCCGCGACAAGACGCTCACAGAATCGGGTGTGCGGTTCTCCAAGAAATACTTCACGAAGACCTACGGCTTCGAGGAGGAAGACATCGAGGAAGTATCGGTTCCCTCCTCGGGGATTCCGCCGCCGGCGCCGCAGCCTCCGGCGGAGTTCTCCGTGCACCGCGGCTGCCCTCACTGCTCCGGAGCACAGTTCGCGGACGCGGGACAGCGAGGGGCGCAGCTCTTCCCCGACCAGGCGGCGATCGACGATCTGACCGAGTCGATCTCTCCCGAGGAGCTCCAGGCGCAGATGGAGGGGATCTTGAAGCCGGTCCTCGATCTGATCACGGAAGGAAACAGCCACGAGGAGATCCTGACTGCCCTGGCGGAAGCGTATCCGGACATGCAGGACGACGCTCTCGAGGAGATGCTCACCCGCGCGATCTTCGTTTCGGAAAGCTGGGG